AATACGCTATAGGTAGAGACTATTAATTACTCTATAAGCACAGCCACTATCACATTTGTCGTGGCTCCATCTCTTAATAAAGGGATAACGGCTAATTATGACTATGCTGCCGGCGATGATACCTTTGAGAGCTATGATGACCTTGAGCTGGAAAATCTTATTGCTGCTGCTACTCGGATAGCAGAAGATTCTTGTGGTCGAGTATTTATTCAGCGTGAGATAACTGAGACACAAATGGGTAATGGTACTAAAATAATGAAGCTATATAAACAGCCGGTGATTGAGGTGTCCAGCATTAATATTGACGGCGTTGCACTCAGTGATTGGAACGAACGACTCTCCATTGGACGAGTGTATCATCTGTCAGTCTGGGAATTATATTCGGAAATTATAATTGTATATACTGCGGGCTATGGTGCAAACAGAGCAGCTGCACAGGCTTTAGTACCAGAGGCGGTAATAGCAGTTCTTTTGATAGTGGCTAATCTCTTTGAGAACAGGGTAGACCAGGTTAAACAGGAGAGCGTTACTGGGATTGGTTCAGTTACCTATGATGTACCATCAAAGGCTATGAAAATCCTTGATTTGCTAAGGGTAGATTTGATATGAGTTTAACAAATATACTAAAAGATAGAATACAGATACAGCTCCGGACGGCAACTCTAACTTCAATGGGGGAGACTGTTACCTGGACTCCAATGGGTGACTTCTATGCTAGGGTTATTCCTGTGGATGCCAAGACAAGGTCTGTCTATCAGCAATTAAACTCAGAGGTAAGTCATAGAGTAGTTATGAGAGGGTCTGTACCGCTCAACCTGGGTCTTAACAGACTGAAGTGGTTGGATAAGACCTTAGAGCCTATAGAGCCATCTAAACAGATTAGGAATACCACTGTCATAATGGTTAAGGAAGTATAGCATGACGACTCCTCAGAAGAGGAAATATAAAAACAAAAATCGTCGACATCGAGAGAAGCTAAAAAGGCAAAGTAAGAGGGCAAAGGTAACACTATGGCCGAAGTAATAATAAGGCTTTACACTAAAGAAATAAACCAGTCCATTAAGGACACGGCCTCTAAGCGGATGTATAAGGGAGTGAATGAAGTCAGAGACCAGATGAATGAGACTCTTAGTGGCCGGCGTACAGGCAGGATTTATAAAGTGCCTGGTACGAGACGAACTTATACAGCTTCAGCTCCGGGTGAGCCGCCAGCGCAGGCTACGGCCGAACTGAGGCAATCTCTTTTCGTCTCAGTGGAAGGCAGGGGAAATACAATTACAGGGAAAGCAGGGACAAGACTGCCAAGAGGCTTATGGCTTGATGAAGGTACTAAGAATATGAAACCTCGGCCATGGTTAGATCGTAGTCTTGAAAGGGCATTATCTAGATTAAGGGAGATATTTGAAGAAGAATGGCTATAGATACAGAAAAATCGATAATCGATTATATTTATAATTTGCTGACAACTGATATAAGCTTGAAGGCAACTATGGGCGGGACTGCTCGACTATATTATACCTGGGCGAAGCCTGATGCTACGTTCCCATATCTTGTTCACAGATTGGAGAATATAGCCAATGATTTCTATCCTATATGTACGGCTAGATATTATCTGGATATTTGGAGTGATTCTACCAATGCCCAGGAAGCTTTAAGTATACGGAAGCGGATTATAGAGTTACTCGATGAGATTGAGTTCTCGACAACAGAAGCGGATAGAGCTGTATTTTGCTTGAAAATCAACAGATTGGAGCCCGAGGCAGAACAGGATATTTGGCATTATGCCTTTGAGTTCAATCTTGACTATTTTAGAAATTCAGAAATAGACTCGATAGAGTCAAGGTAGGAGGAAAACATGGTCAAGAAAAAGGAAACCGAGGTAACCACATTACTAGAGTCAGCGGAACAGGAGCCAGAAGCGGAGGTAATAGTAAAGGTCGAGCCGCTTAGGGTGTTAAGTCCCGAACAGATAGCATCAAGGGAACACGCACACCAATTAAAAGTAGTAAAATATAAAGGGAGGAAATAAGCAATGACAAAGAAAATATCTAACGTGCTAAAGGGGCTGGCCACCTTATCGGTCGGCTCACCAAGCGGTAACCGAGCGGGCTGGTCGAACGTCCAAGTCGAATCAGGAGACTACTCGGTACTACTCGAAAAGGTTGACAGCGGGGATTATGGTAGCACTGCTGTCCAGTTCACAGCAACCGGCAACGCTGCCGCTCAGAAAGTATCTGACTTCGCAACTCAGACGGAAGTATGGGGCTGGAGTCACTTCAGGACTGGGCCCGTAGGAACATATTGGGAGCAGATGGAGCTACACTTCGAAGACCCACTCTCTACTGCTTGGGTAGACGTAACTGTTCAGGTGGACGTTGCGGCATTAGGGGCAGAAGAATGGCAGGCGAAAGACCTTGCAGGAACTGACCTCTGTATGTTTGGCGGATGGAGCGAAGGTGCCGGTAGCTTCTCGAATTGGTCACCGGCGGCAATAACTGATGTCGCTTCAGCCATAGAGACCGCAGAAACCGCCGCAGGCGGAACAATTGCCAATGCAGCCGATTGGCTGCTAACACGGGTCAAGATGGAACTATGGGAGACATCCACAATACACTCAGTCTACATAGACGATATCATAATTGATGCCGTCACATATACCCTAGAGCCGGGCAGCACTACTGTAGCCGGTATTCTGTTTAATGGCCCATGGACAGACGTGGGCTATACCGAGGATGGCGTTGTATTCGAATACACTGCCACGGACGAGGAAACCAGAGTCGAGGAAGAGACGTATCCTATTGATGCAGGATTGGCTTCAGAGGGTACAATCATCTCCTGCAATATGGCAGAATCCTCATTGTTTAATCTTAACATAGCGACGTCAGGCAGTGAGCTTTCGGGGAGCATCTTGAAGCTAGGTGGTGGTGTTATGAAGAAACTCAGCCTTCAGCTCGTTGGTGTAACTCCGTCGGGGCATCATCTCACTATTACCGTACCGAAGGCAGTAGTCACCGGAGCAATGTCAACATCGTTCCGCAGGGTGATAAAGAACACAATCCCAATATCCTTTAAGGTTTTGAAACCAGACAATGAGCCGGCTGTCACAGTAGTCTACAACGCCGCCTAGTATCGGCAGTTCGAATCCCCCTCTCCTGTGGGGAGGGGGATAGTATTTTGAAAAATAATATGGAGGCTATAAATGGAAAATAAGGATAAAGAAAGCACAAGAACAGAGAATGATAAACTACTCCAGTCCGGAATCAAGGTTATACTCGGGGGGAAGGAATACGATATCAAACCCCTTACAATTAAGTATTCATCAGATTGGCGGAAGAGGTCTATACCCTTAATACAATACTTTATACACCTATCAATCCTGAATACTGACAGTCCCGAAACAATGGAAGCTGCTATCGGCAAGTTGTTTACTGAGGAGATAGATAAAATAATAGACAGCTTCTTTGAGTATGCCAGGGAATTAGACCGAGCTGCCATTAGCGAGATAGCCACAGATGGGGAGATTATGACTGCCTTCATGGAGGTGTTCGATGCTTTTGTCGCCCCTTTTGGAGCCATCCCGAAAGAGATGGCGAAGACAGTTTCTCAATAGGGGGAGTGTATGAAGTTCTACTGTCCGAATGGCATCTAGACCCTGGATATATAATTAATAATTGGACTGATGAACTTCTGGCTCTTATGTGCGAAAAGCGAGCAGAAAGAATACAGCGAGAGAGTGATGCTATTAGGGGCGCCGGTTCAGGTGGTGGAGATGCCCCGCAGGAAGTATCCTGTGAGGAATTATTTAATACAGCAAGCAGCATGATAAAGGTGGTCAAGTAACATGGTAAGAAAAGCAGGTGAGGCCGTTGTTACGCTTGGACTTGACACTAACAAGTTCCAGCAAGGACTAACGGGCGCGACTAATAAGTTTACTCAGTTCAGTCAGAAGATGGGACAGAAGATGACTGCTTTGGGTAAGCAAATGTCTATGAAGATAACTGCTCCCCTGCTTTTGCTTGGGGGTTTGGCAGTCAGAACAGCCTCCGACTATTCTAAGTCTATGGCCAAGGTCAGAGCGGTCACCGGAGCTACTGCTGAAGAGTTTGCAAAGATGGATGCTACCGCTAAACAACTCGGTGCTACGACACAATTCACAGCCTCGGAAGTTGCCTCAGCCATGTCATTTATGGGCATGGCTGGAATGGATACTAACAAGATACTTGCCGCACTTCCCGATACCTTGAACCTTGCCGCAGCTGGTGCT